CATAGATAGTTGCGCTTCTGTAAGGTTACGAACTGTGTAACCTAAGCGCATAAGAACAGATGTCTTGAAAATGTCGTTAACATTATCAAGAGTGTTCATAAACTTTTGTCCACGAACAGCAATTTCTGTTGGGTCAATACCTGAAAGAATACCCGGAAGCACACGCTCGTAAGAGTCAATGCCATCCTTTAGTCGGCGTAAATCCATTGCAATAACAATGTTTGCAGACTCACGCTCTAACTGTGGGAACTTAGCAATTACTGGACCGTTCTCTGTAAAGATAGACAAGAAGCCACGGTCTTTGTGTTCTTTAAGTGTCTTAGCACGGCGGTAATCAAAAATTGCGTATAGTTTTTCAATCTGTTGCTGAGTCATGTTTGGGGCAATAATTCCCAAAGCATCTTTTTCAGCCAACTTAATAATGTTTAAACGCTCGCCTTCGGTGGCTGCTGCAAGATACTGGTCAGCGTATGTGCCAGCCTTTGCTGCAAATGTTCCACCTGAAAGTTCAACAGCCTCACGCAAAAATGCGTTCATCTCTACATAGGAGTCGCCATCATTTACTCTGAACACACCACTTGGGCGGAACTTAGTAAAGAACTCTGACTTACCCTTCATGTAGTTAACAACCATTACGGCTGGGTGAAGGCTTGTCTTTTGTATCATTGTAATTTCAGGGTCAGCAAAAGTCTTTGCTAACTTTTCTGCACGATTGCGTGCATAACCTGAAAGTGGTCCACGGGCAAAAGTTCCACCACGGAACTCATTACCACCAGTAGAAACCTTTTCCAATGCAATACGGAAGCGGTCATCCTCTTTAACAAGATTATCTAAATAAGTTGTAACTGCCCTGTTGTATTCAGGGTTAACAATTAAATCACCATCAAGTTGTCCGTTAAGTGCTTCACGGAAAGGCTTTGGTGTATCTGTTAAGTTATCAAGAACAAGTGCTGCTTCGTCATCAACCTTGGCGATTGCTGCCATTGCTTTCTTGTCTGTACCAATTACAGCACGGAAAGTATCAACAACTTCTTGTTCAGTAGTTGCACGACCAAATAAATAAGCCATAGCGTCAGGATGTGTAACACGCTTTTTAGCCCAGTATTCATACTGAGTCTTTGCATCAGAGCGTGCAAGGAATTGAACATCCTCAACAGCACGACCTTCACCTTTAAGAGCGCGACCTAATAGGTCATCAACTCCTTCGGTAGTCATTGCTAACTTACCAAAAACTTTACGAGTTGCAGAACCCGGAATTGCTGCAATGCCAGTACGACCAGCACCCATCAAACCTGTTGCCATTGGCGCACGGGCTGCAATAGAAACACCTTTACCAGCAAACCCTGCAAAGAACAATGGGTCAATGGTCATAGATGAAGTAAAATCAACAGAACCGCTAGCAAACTTACCAATGAACTGGTCGTTAAATGCTGCTTCTCTGTCCTCAGGATTGAATAAATCAAATCCTGCTGATAAAAACTTTAAGTTACGGTCAGTAAAATCGTGAAACCAACCTGAATTTTCTGCTGCGTTCTTGCCCGGACCAAACAAAGATAGGGCAACTTGACCCATAGAAATTTCATCTTTGTTTTCGGCTACACGCTGTTGATACTGTTCGTATGTTTCACCAACATTTTTGTATCGGTTATACATAAAGGGCAGTTCAAGTCCCTTTTCAACAATGCTTTCACGGGCTTTTCCACCAAGTTCATAAGATGCTTCGCCAACAGCAAACAGTCCCTTGACTGCACCACGAACTGGCGTGGTTCCAACTTTGACTACACCTTTGGCAACATTAACGGCATCTACATACCAAGGGTCATCATTAGAACCTGATGTAGCAATGTCGTGGATTAGTCCCGGTATGCCTGTAAAATTAACAACACCTTTGGCTATGTCGCCAATACGGTTATACCAAGCCATTAAACCTGACTCCGTAGGTAACGATAGAAGTTACGCATGGCATTTGATGCATTTGGTGACTCAGCAATGCGTGCATAGATTGGCAATACAGCCATAAGTCTTGCAACATCCTCAGAGTTTTGAGCAGCCACCATTGCTGGGGAAGTTAATACTTCCGGTCCCGGACCTGCACCCATTGGGATACCAGCAGTAATTGGTTCCTCAGGGTATTGAGTTGGTTGGTCTAACGGAACAACTGGCTTTGCATAACCTGCTAAAGCCGAGCCTTGATTTAAAGGTAAAGATGCTGGGCTGGATTGTCCACCACTCATGGGCGCTTGGGTTTGTAGGTCGTAAAAGTCCTGCCCGTCACCATAAGCCATGCCTGCTGTGTATCGTGCAGGTTGTCCATCCGTTCTTTGAGAGAGCGCACCGGGTCCTGAAACTGGTGCAGGGTTGGTCGGTTTCCTGTATCCACCGCGCTGGTCTGCCATTTTATCCTGCTTTCATTTCGCTTTAAGAGCGTATCTAAAGTGCATCTTTTAAAATTATGAGTAGTTTTGTTTAAACAGCGTACTCAGGCTGCATCAATGAAGTTCTTACTTGTTCTTGGAACCACGGGTTCCTTTTGGTTGCTTGCTAAGAAAAAGCGTTCCGCCTTTAGGATTGCCCTTTTTTGGAGTGCCATCTACGCGTGGCTTTTGTACATTAGCCTTACCTGCTGAACCTTGGTTCGCTGGCTTCTTGCTGTATCCCTTCATTTATTCACCCCCTTTACGCTGGTACTCGCCGAATTAGGCTAGCCTGTAAGGAGTCATGCCCGCAGGTGTGGGAACCTCAGGTTGTTTAAACGCATCAGCCACAGCAACTTCAATAGAAGTTCCCTTTTGGCGTGCATTTATGACTGATGATAAAGCAACTAAGATTTCAGTTGGGTTTTGTCCTTGGGATGCAAGGGCTGGAATAGCCTGAGCATAAGAAGCAATCGCTTGCTTCATTGCATCACGAAGTTCCTCGGTATCAACCTTGGCTTCCTCTTGTGTTGCATTAAATGAAAATGGCATTTGTCTGCGTAGGAAATCACGGGAAATCAATTTATCTCCGCGAGCCTGCAATCCAAATACCAAAGCACGGTTAGGGTCAAGTCCTGCCATCAATCCGTACTGAACATCTACGGTGTAGTCACCATCAATGTCGCGGGTTGGGCGATACTTGATTGAGTAAGGGGTTCCATGATAGTTACCCTTTAATTCTTTTTCGGTATTACCAAATACCATTTCGTCAACCTTGAAGCAGACCTGCTGGTATTTCAAGTGGGACTCTACGAATTTCATTAGGCTTCTGTGAGCGCATAATTGCATCAGGTCCAAGAGCCAACTCCTGTACATCCGTAGGCATAGCGATTGGTGCTTGTACTGCCTTGGTCGCTGCCTCTAGGGAAAGCAAGGCGTAGCGTGCTTTAGCAACTTGAACTGCTAGCACATCATCAAATTGACCACGGGATTGGTCGTCAATAGATGGTCGTTGAACAATCCTAATCATTACTTCACCGATTGGATTTACTGCACGGTCAAGAATTAGGTTGTTACGATTTGGAATAAACAAAACATCTTGGTCTTTATCGTGGTAACGGATTACTTCCATCATGTCTGACGGATTATCTTTAGAATAAATCAAGTTTGCCAACTCAGGGTACTGAGCCATAAGTTCAGTAGTTGGCTTCATAATGCGTTGATAGAATTTAACTACACGACCAAAACGGTCCATGACTGGGTATGAACCAATGGAGTCAAAGAAACGGATGCGTGGCATCTTGTCCTTAACATCAATTTCTACCTGTGCTGCTACGAAACCATAAGTTACATAACGGTCAGCAGCATTGAACATCTGAGCCTGTAAGTTTGAATAGTCAATGTATCCATTAACAATCTCACCACGCTTATCAGCCTTCTTACGGGCTGCCTCAGATACCATGGTTGTTGAATTACAATTAAATGCTGGTAGTGGTGCAATAACTTCTGCCAAGTCACGGGCAGCAATGTCCACCATGTTTGCAACAATAGGGTTCTCAAACGGACCATCAGGGAATAAGTCAGGGAAAACATCTCGCATCTTGCCTTGGCGAACAAGTAGCACATTGTACATACGAGTATCGCGGTCAGCGTATGCACGGCGATAGCGGTCAAACCCGCTAGTGATTTCCTCAATGGAAAGCGCCATGCTCACCTCTTTCGTTTAGTTTGTGTAAAGCAGTTCATCTAGTGAAATGTTTACTTGGTTACTTTGGTCGTATCGTGTATGGAACATGTTTTGACGGCTATGCGAACGAGCAAAGTTATTTGCTGATGCAAGGCGGTCACGGCATGCAAGTTCTGCAAACCAAAATGCCATCACGCAGTCTTTCTTTTGTGACTTAGGAGAGTCGGGATACCAAGTAACCAACTGCTCTATCAAAGCCTTTAATCCTTCGGAAGCATGTGTAGAAGGAAACTCAATAAGAGCATTACCTTCTGCGTGTCCGTGGAATAAGGTCGTCAAAGAAGCGACTCCGAAATCGGTGTCCCATTTATTTTGTCCTGTGTGATGTTCCCGTAGAACCGCACCCCTTGACGAAAGGTATTCTCGTACTTCACGGTCCTGAGTGAGCATTGTCTGAAAAGCGTTCTTTTCAATACGCCACTCAGAAATGTTGTACTTATCAGTCCAGTCTTTAATCAAACTTCTAATCTCATCAGGCAACATACCTGCCACATTGGATACATCTATCAGGTATCTCTTTTGTGTTGAGATGTCTAAACCAATAGCAACGGCAGCAGAATAACCAGCACCTGCTGGGTCAAAACCTGCAACGACAATTAAGCCATCCATGCCTTGGGGTCTAACACCGGGCATACCTTTAGGTATTCTGCCAATGTTACGACCTGCGTTAATTACACCTTTAACAGCATCCGAAGGAAAAGCCGAGTCCTCATGTACTTGCTGTTGTTGATAAACCATTGCCCAAAGATTTGGGGACATACGCCCACGCTTCTTGGATAATGCTTCACCAGTCCATTTATCGTAAAGTCCGTTTTCGTCAGGTACACCTTTACCCGACACAGGGGGCATGTTTGTTTTTGCCCATAGAGTTACCCAGTCTTTTGAGTTGTCGGCAAATTCTAATACCGCAGGCTGAGCAAAATAAGTCCAAGGAGAAGTTTCATCAGGGTAACGCATAGGGTCCCTGAGTTCTGAATACAGGTCTTTAGGTCGTAGGCGTGTACCTACAACAAGAAGTTTACCCCCGTCATTATCAATACGGGACATAACTTCGGACTGTATCCAGTCAATTTGTTTTTCGTACTCATGGGCGTTGGTATGGTCAACACAGTCATCCATGATAATTAAATCTGCACGGGAACCGTAGATGTGACCACGGATACCAATAGCCTGAACAGTAGGGTCTTTTTCACCTGAGTCACGGGCATCAGCCGATAGGTAAATCAAATCTTGTTTCCAAGAGTCTGAGTTCTTTTCAAAACCACCAGCAGGTCCAAAGGCTAGATGAAGGTCTTGATACCTAGGATGGGTCAAACGGTTCTTAATAGAAAGAAGGAACTTCTGAGCCATTGCCTGAGTCTTAGAAACAATCATTATGCGGATGTTCGGATTTTGGCAAATACGATAAACCGCATAGTTGACCGTAATGGTCGTACTCTTAGCATGCTCAGGTGGAGTATTTACAATAAGTAAATCAGGCGCACCCGGTTCATAGATTATGGATGGGTGGACTTCCTGCGGAACTCGACCCTCTAGTAAGTCAATCCAATGCTTTTGGTGCGTAAAGACTTGTGTGCCGAGATACTTCTCGGAAAATTCGGGAAATGGTGGGACTTCTTTAGTCGGACCACCTATTTCACCCCTTGCGGTCATAGACCGTATCTTGTCTATTGCTAGAGCAAAGTCGGGGTCGGTCTTACGGTAATACTCATAAGTCTTGATACTTCTGCCTACGGCATCACATGCCTTTTGGACAGAGTACCCCTGTATTAAAAAATCAATGATTTGCTTCTTGACTGCATCAGAAACATGCGAAGCAGAAGTCGTGCGTTTTCTTTCCATAGCGTTTCTCCAAGACCGATTGTGGTGAGTCTTGGGCTAAAACTCACTTATCCTAACCGAAGGCATAAGCCGTAGGTTAGGGGTATGCCTAGGGAAACCCGACAGGGGTTTCTTACTTACGCGTGAAAGGCTGCATAGATTACGCCTTTCACTTACTAATAGGTGT